TCAAGTCTCTTCATCCGCACCAATAGTATCTAAACAATAGTCGAAAGTGATTTTATCATTTTCGGCTTTTGTTATTTTCTGAATAAATTGCTTAACAATTGGCTTACACTCATCAATATCGCCACGTTCGAGTATTTCTTTGTATTTTGATAAATTACTTTTTAGCTCATCAGGAGAGTAAAGTTTTGCGATCTGATCACTTTTCACACAGGCTAATTCATATAAGGAATCCTTTTTTGCCTGTTCCAAAGTTTGGAGTTTTTCTTCAAGGGCTGTTGAAGAAATACCTTTCATAATTACATTTACAATATTATTTATTTCCTTATCAAGCCTGCTTATAGTAGATCTCAGTTTATTTATTTCAGATTCTGCCTTATTAAATTTGCTGGCTGAATATTTATTAAGTTTCTCGACGTATTTGTCTATAGAATCATCAGAGAATATTTTATTTACCATAACGGCTAGTGTTTTTTGCTCAATGTGCTCTTTTCTTACTTTGTTCCGGCAATTTTTACACAGGTAATACGAGTAAATTCGTTGCTGGTTGTTCTTTGTCCGATGACCCGCCATAGTTGTATTGCATGTCTCACAGCATACCAAGCCAGTCAACAAATATGTATCTATAGCTTTAAATTGTGCTCTGCTATGTTTATTGTCAATTTTTCTAGCACTAGTGAGTTTCCAGGTATTCAAATCAATTATAGGGGGAATGATATTTTCTACAGTAATGATCTGATCTTCGGGTTTTGTTTTGTGGCCATTACGGCGTCCAGGAACTCTTGGAATTGCTTTGTTATACTCCATAATGCCGATATATTTCTTATTTTCCAGAATAGAGTATAAACTATTTTTTCCAAAATCAGCATTAAACTTGGTTTTAAAACCTTTTGATTTTAGCTCTGATAGAATCTTACCGTAAGTGGCTCCTCCAGCGTACATATCAAATATCTTCTTTACAATACTTGCCTCATAATCATTAATCACATATTTCTTATCTACAATGTCATACCCTAATGGGGCGAATCCACCAGTAAATTCCCCTTTTCGGGCTGTTGTCTTGAGCCCCTTCATAACTTCAGTAGCCAGGTTATCAGAAAAATATTCGGCAAAGCTTTCTAATACCCCTTCCATGAGCCTTCCTTCTGGACTGTCGGATATGTTTTGTGCGGAATACAGTACCTTAATTCCCAATCGTTTGAGCTGAGCCTTATAAATGGCAGAGTCATATCGGTTTCTGGCAAATCGGTCAATTTTATGACATATAATAACCTCAAACAGACCCTTTTTTGCGTCTTCAATCATACGCTGAAAGTCTGCTCTATTATCCGATTTTCCTGAACGTTCTTCATCTATGTAGTCTTTTATGATATCAATTTTATTTTTAACGGCATAGGCCCGGTTGTCTGTGAGTTGGGCCTCAATACTATCATCAGTCTGATCCGGTCCTGGAGAGTATCTATTATAGGTTGCACCTTTTATCATGACCTTCCTCCTGCTATTCGAGTACTTTAAATACGCCTAGTGGCTCAAAATAAATAATGTAATTTGATAAAGTATGATATAAACCGTATTTTTCTCTATAATGTCGCATTGCTTCTTCCAGAAAGTTCTCTGTAACTCCCATGTGTAGTGATAATTCAAAACGGTTTCGGATCCCGTTCTCATAAGCATCAATAAGTCTCTCTAGAGGCACCAATTTTTCATATGCCCAATTCCGAGCACGCTTTTCCTGTTTTACGTTTTCAGGCTTGGTTTGATCAAGAATGTTACCATGAGTTGTAAAATAATGTCCTAGTTCTTCAGCCAGAACACAGATTTTTTCAACATTGGTATCAATATTTTCTCGTATAAGAATATTTTCATTTATGCAAAGTCCGCTAAGCTCTTCCTCAGGATCGATTTTATTAAAATCAACTTCTTTTATTTTTAACATATCGTACTGTATAACCAATTCGTCATATGTCATATTAATACCTCACGGTAAGAGATTTATTCATCCTCACGCAATGTAAATTCGATAAATTTCTCAATCCTTTTTAATTTTTCTTGTGAAATGTCTTTCCCCTTAAAATGCGCGGCTATTGTGTTTATCGGGTCGTTTTCATTGACAATTTTAGGGAGTGGATCAGAAAAATCTTTAAAAGCATCACTCGCTGTCTGCGCTGGTCCGTCGTAAGCTGGAATTTCTTGCCGAGCAAGAGCGGCTCTTAATTGTGCTCCCGGTAAGCCTAAAACTTCAGCTACTTTAGTTATCCAAGTATAGGCTATATCATCTTTACCTCCCCATTCTCCTGGTATGAAGTTATCGATATGCCGAAGCCAATCAAATATATCAGGGTCTATTTTATTTGCAACATCTTCCAAGGTCATTCCTAATTCTTTTAATCTACTATCGATAATACTGCTAACAGCTTCGCCAGTTAATCTGTCAGTGGAAACTTCTAAAGCCTCTGCTATCTTATCAAGAGTTTCTCTGGATGGATTTGTTTTTTTACCCTTTTCTATTGCGCTTATATAACTGGGACTAACCCCTATAAGTCTACCCAATTCATTAACGCCTATGTTCTTATTTTCACGGAACTTTTTTATATTTTTGCCAAGCATAATTAACCCTTTCGCAAATCATTATCTAGTAGAGAACATTATATACTAATAGAGCACAAATTGTCAATATACTTAGAAATAATTAGTAAACTTAAGGAAGCAAGAGCTGGTTTATTTTAATCGTGCTCCATTGGTGCATGATTAAGTTTGACGTGCTCTGGTAGATTATGATACCATTATCTTGCAGAGCACAGAGTGAGCCGATAGAGCATAGAAGGGAGTTGAATAATTTGAAGCTTAGAGAATTGCGGGAAGCTAAAAAAATAGGATTGAATCAATTCGCAAAAGCGCTAGAACTTGCACCATCTTATTTAAGCGATCTTGAAACGGGTAAAAAAACAAACCCATCAAAAGATGTTATGGAGCGTATAGCTGATGCTCTTAATAGTACAGTTCCAGAAGTATTTTATGAGTTGGAAAGTGCGGATAAAACACAAAGGGGGACTTGATCACATGCCATTTTATTTACCTAAACAAACAATTCTATACCCAGATGGCACTGAGGAGGATATTGGGCAGATTGAAATGTCTCCAGAGCAAGAGGAAGCTGCTTTAAAATTCTTAATTCACATAATTAAAGCAACCAGTAAGGGAGACGATCCCAGACTTGAATGCTTGTGAGAAGAAAGAAGGAACTGATATGAAACACGGTATTAAGCCCACAGTAGCACAAAGAAAGTTAATCGCGGGGTATAAGCCCAAAAGTGAATACCTAAATCCTGAAAACTGGCTCGTAATCAAAAATCTACCTAAAGAGCTTATACTGAGACACCGGATTACAAGGAATATTATTCATGTACCGAAAGGAGGTGTAAAGGATGCTGAACATACTCTCAAAGATAGCGAACAGAATTAAAGTTCCAAGGTTCGATGCTTTTCTTGAAAATCTGGAACAGAGAAACTACATACCCGTAAATTCAAATGTTACAGTTGGTGATTGCCTGTTGGCTTGTCAAATGGGCTACAGAGTGGAAGTTTCAAACGGAAAAGTAAGATCCATTAAAAAAGAAAAAGCACCTAAAAGGCGCTAAAACAAATTTCCTATTACCAGTATAGCACTGGAGAAAGAGTGAGGTCAACATGTTTATAACGAAAGAGTCGTTAAAAGAAAAAGGAGCCTGCGGTGCGGGTACTAGAGCCTTTATTGAGAGATTTCCAGAGGGGGCAGAATATCAGACTATTCTTGATGCGCTGGCTGCAGAAAACAATTACGAGTGGGCTAGTTGGTTAATGCACCAGTTTGGTACTACCGACACGGTTATGGAAGTTAATGAAATAAATATCGAGGCAAGTCTTTTCTTCGCAGGAAAAATTATTGTTAAGGGAGCTTTGAAAATAGCAAAATGGCTTTTGGCAGGCCGGGGTATCGAGGCAGGCCGGGGTATCGAGGCAGGCTGGGGTATCGAGGCAGGCCGGGGTATCAAGGCAGGCCGGGGTATCAAGGCAGGCGAGGGTATCGAGGCAGGCCGGGGTATCGAGGCAGGCGACGGTATCGAGGCAGGCGACGGTATCGAGGCAGGCCGGGGTATCAAGGCAGGCGACGGTATCGAGGCAGGCCGGGGTATCGAGGCAGGCTGGGGTATCGAGGCAGGCCGGGGTATCGAGGCAGGCCGGGGTATCAAGGCAGGCCGGGGTATCAAGGCAGGCGACGGTATCGAGGCAGGCCGGGGTATCGAGGCAGGCGAGGGTATCGAGGCAGGCTGGGGTATCGAGGCAGGCGACGACTTTGGAATATATGCTGGATTAAAAATCAGAATCAGTCAAAAGAAAGAATATGCCACTATCAGGGCTAAAGAAAAGCCTCAGAATATTGTTTGCGGCGAGTTTATTGAAGCTACAGATAAATAACATAGAAGGAGAATAAAGAATATGGAAATCACAGTAAACGTTAATGTAAGTGCACCGGAGCTGTCATCAGCTCTCAATAATTTAGCATTAGCTATGGGCGGTAGAGCAATTACATCTGCCGAATCAACTAAAGACGAAGCTAAGAAAGCTACAAACTCTAAGGCAGATAAGAAGGAAAAGGAAAAACCACAAAAAGATCCTGAACCTGAAAAAACTGATGAACCAGTTGTTATTACCCTTGAAGAAGTTAGGGGCAAACTTGCTGAATTGACTCGTGCAGGCAAGCCGGTAAAAGAACTTATTAATAAATTCGGTGCATCCAAGTTATCGGAAATCCCCCCTGAGAAATTTGCGGAAGTTCTGAAAGAAGCGGAGGGGTTATAGAATGGGCCACAGTGAAAGAGCTCATGCCCTGCTATCGGCATCTGGCTCTAAACGTTGGATGAATTGTCCCCCAAGTCCAAGATTGGAGGAGCAGTTCCCAGAAAGTAAAAGTGAAGATGCCATTTTAGGAACCTTCGCCCATGAACTCGCTGAACATCTCCTGAGAGGTAATCTCACCACTGAACTAAAACCCAGTATATATAAGAAGAAACTCATTGAATTTCAAAAAAATCCACTATACAGTCAAAGCATGCTGGAGTACATAGAACAGTATAAAACAATTGTAGGCGAAAAGTACCTTACATTGAAGAAAGATTGCAAGGATGCCTTTATCCTGCTGGAACAAGAACTAAATTATTCTTCTTGGGCTCAAGATGGATCTGGAACAGCCGACGTAGTCTTAATATCCGAGGGTGTAATTGAAATCGTGGATCTTAAATACGGTCAAGGTGTACCTGTTTCAGCAGTCGGCAACCCACAAATGCGGCTGTATGCTTTAGGCGCTATCAACGAATATAGTATGCTGTATGACTTCGATAAAGTCAGGATGACAATTATTCAACCAAGACTTGATAGTGTTTCGGAAGATGAAATAACCGTACAGGAACTACTTGAGTGGGGGGAAACGGAAGTTAAACCGGTAGCAGCATTAGCATTTGCCGGTGAGGGTGAATATAAATCCGGTGATCACTGCCAGTTCTGCAGGGCTAAAGCGGTATGCAGGAAAAGGGCTGAGGATAATCTTGAAATGGCCAGATACGAGTTTCAGAATCCCAACATACTTACACATGATGAAATAGCGGTAATACTGGAGCAAGCCGATGCCTTACAGAAATGGGCAAAGGACATACAGGAATATGCACTTGATCAGGCAGAGAATCACGGAGTCAAGTTCCCTGGCTGGAAGTTGGTTGAAGGTAGGAGTAACAGAAAATATACCGATAAGGAAGCAGTTGCTACAAAGCTCAAAGAAGAAGGCTATTCCACCGAAGTTATCTATCAGCCTCAAGAAATATGGGGTATCACAGATATGGAAAAGAAGATCGGTAAAAAACTGTTTGCTGATTATCTCAAAGACCTTGTTATTAAGCCTGCAGGTAAAGCCACTCTTGCAAAAGAGAGTGACCCACGCCCAGAGCTTTCCTCAGTAGCATCAGCAGTAAAAGATTTTGACGATGATATTTTAAGTTAGGGGGTGCTCATTTGGAAGATTCATATAAAGGGCTATTCAAAGAATTAGCTAAGCTTTGCGGGGTTAATCCGGAACCCCACTGTTCTTATAAGCCAAAATGCGCAACGTATCCAAATTGCAAGGATTGTGACCCTTGCCGTAATAAATTCAAACTTAAAAAACAACCAAAATAAAAAGGAGATTAAAACTATGGCAATTACAAATACAGATACTAAGGTTATTACAGGAAAGGTAAGACTTTCATATGCACACTTATTCACTCCGGCAGCTATTGATGATAGCCAGGATCCAAAATACAGCGCATGCCTGTTAATTCCAAAGACAGACAAGGAAACTGTTAAGAAGATTAAAGCCGCGATTGAAGCCGCAAAACAGACAGGTGCAGACAAAATCAAAGACAAAAGCGGCAAGATTCCAGCCAATCTAAAAACCCCATTGCGTGATGGCGACGAGGAAAGAGCCGAAGATAACCCCGAATATGCAGGACATTATTTTATTAATGCCTCCAGCAAGCAAAAGCCGGGTATCATTGACCGGTATAAGAATGAGATAACTGATTCTACAGAAGTATACTCTGGATGCTACGCCAGAGCCAGTGTTAATTTCTATGCGTTCAATACTGCCGGTAATAAAGGAATAGCCTGCGGACTCAACAACATTCAGAAGGTAGCTGACGGAGATTACCTGGGGGGAAGGTCCAGAGCAGAGGACGACTTTGACGAAATAGAGGACGATGACGACGATTTACTGGATTAATCAAATACGGGGATTCGCAAGAGTCCCCGCTTTTTTCTAAGTTTAGAAGATCGCATACCAAATGAGTGCAGAAAGGATATGAATAATCCTAGGTAAAGACTGGCCGGTCGTTCAGACGTGAACGAAATGAATATAGTTAATGAATCACCGATAGTAAAAGATTCAGAGTGTACAATAAATACTCCCGTAACATTGGGAGTAAAAGATTCAAAAATATATGGAACAGGTCACGTTATAAAACCTGTAGTCCCAGGGAAAGCCAATACACCGCATCAACAAAAGTTTCATTTGGAACAACTTCTACCACTTGAAGATTATGACAAGATAATTATTTTGTTCTCAGGCGGCAAGGATTCAACAGCGTGTTACTTTAAACTTATAGAAATGGGTGTTCCTAAAGAAAAGATTGAATTATGGCACCATGATATAGACGGGGGACACCCAACGAGAAAAATGGATTGGCCTTGCACTGCAAATTATGTAAAATCGTTTGCTGAAGCTACCGGAACATATCTCAGACTATCATGGAGACAGAATGGATTTTGGGGGGAAGTTTACAGAGTAGGTTCAAGCCATCCAATTCAGTACACGGATAACGGAGAAGTTAAAACCTGTAAGTTATCAAAGCTACAGGAACGAAGCCAAGAATTAAGAGAAAATATTTTGGATTCAGACGAATTAAAGGAATATGGCTATAGAATGAAGTTCCCTGCAAAGTCAGCAGATTTAAATGTACGGTGGTGCAGTGCTTATTTAAAAATAGTTGTAGGGGATACAGTCATACGAAATTTAGAAAAGTTTAATGAGCTCAGAAGTCTTGGAAGCAACAGACATAAGTTTCCTGCAAAGAGTGGATGTCATCAAGGCAGATGGTGCAGCGGATCGTTGAAGGCAAGTGTACAAGATACTGTCACTCACCATGTAGACAAAATAAAACAAAATTCTAAGATACTTATTATATCAGGAGAACGCAGGGGAGAAAGTGCAGGACGTTCCAAGTACAATGAAATGGAGATACACAGGACTAATGCAACTGCTAAAAGTAAAAGGTTGGTACATTGGTGGAGACCAGTTATAGACTACACCGAAAGAGATATTTGGGAAGTGTTTAAGAGAAATAATTGCAACCCTCATCCATGTTATAGAGTTGGTTGGAATCGTTGCAGCTGCATGATGTGTATATTTTCACTTCCTAAGCATTGGGTAGGAATAAAGGAATTGTTTCCTAGTTGTTTTGATGAAGTATGCCAGGATGAAAAGATATTGGGCTTTACCTTGGATAATAAAAAGACAATGGAAGAGTACATATTAGGAGCAGAAAGTTGTTTAGATTATTCAGATGCAGAAGCAATAAGGCAATTGAAAACGGGTGAATTCAGAGCAGACGAAATGTTTCTTCCTGAAGGGCAATGGACGTTTCCGGTAGGAGCCTTTGGAGGAAGTGAAGGGGGGCCATGTTAGGCATAATGAAAATATTATCTATAGATATCGAAACCTATAGCAGTGTAGACCTTATAAAATGCGGGGTTTACAGATATGTTGAAGCTCCTGACTTTGAAATACTTCTCTTTGCGTATGCCTACGATGATGAGCCTATAACTGTAATCGACCTGGCAGACTTTGAAGAATTGCCGGAACATGTAAGGGGAGATCTTCAAAACCCAGAAGTAATAAAAGCCGCCTATAATGCCAACTTTGAAAGAACATGTTTAGCAAAATTCTACACCATAACAATGTTTCCGGAGCAGTGGAGATGTACTTCGGTTCATGCTTTATCCCTGGGCCTGCCGGGCAACCTTGAGGCAGTAGCAAAAGTACTCGGATTAAGTGCCCAGAAGGATACAGCAGGTAAGAACCTTATAAAATACTTCTCGGTTCCATGTAAGCCCACAAAAGTAAATGGCGGCAGAACTCGCAATTTACTGCACCATGCACCAGATAAGTGGCAGCAATTTAAAGCATATAACAAGCAGGATGTTGAGGTAGAGAGAACCATCAGAAAGGCTATTGAGAAGTATCCGATTCCTGAAAATGAGTGGGAATTGTGGGCGCTGGATCAGAAAATCAATGACTCCGGTGTGAGACTTGATCCGGTACTCGTGCAACAGGCTCTTAAATGTGATGCAGAATATGCAGCCAGACTTGAGGCAGAGGCAAAGGAACTTACAGGCCTTGATAATCCAAATAGCCCAGCTCAATTAACAGAATGGCTCAAAGAGCAAGGGTTGACTGTTGCTAACGGTCTTGGTAAGGAGTACATACCTCAGTTACTTGACCAGGCTCAGGGGGATGAGGATGTCACCAGGATGCTTGAGTTGCGGAAAGAGATGTCAAAGACCAGCACCAAAAAGTATGAAGCGATGGAACGTGCAATGTGTTCAGACGATAGAGCAAGGGGGCTGCTACAGTTCTGCGGTGCCAATCGTACGTGGCGCTGGGCAGGAAGATTGATTCAAGTACAAAACCTGCCACAGAACAAAATACCGGATTTAGGTGTAGCCAGACAACTACTTAGGGACGGAGAGTTTGAAGCAATAGAACTTCTTTTTGGTAGCCCGCCATTTGTACTGTCACAGCTTATCAGAACTGCTTTTATTCCGTCGGAGGGATGCCGGTTCATAGTATCTGACTTTTCAGCAATTGAAGCGAGGGTAATAGCTTGGCTGGCGGGAGAAACATGGAGAATGAAAGTATTCCAGAGTCACGGAAAGATATATGAGGCCTCAGCTTCTCAGATGTTCCACGTCCCTATAGAAGAAATTACAAAAGGAAATCCACTCAGGCAGAAAGGTAAGATTGCTGAACTGGCCCTTGGATACGGTGGCAGTGTTGGAGCACTTGAGGCTATGGGAGCTCTTAAAATGGGATTGGATGCAGACGAATTGCCCGACCTGGTAACGGCATGGCGTAGAGCTAATCCTAAAATCATTAAATTCTGGTGGGATGTCGATAAAGCAGCAATGGCAGCTGTAGGTGAGCGCAGAACGATAAGGATTCAATATGGCATAACCTTTTCCTACCAAGATGGTTACATGTTTATCAAATTACCGTCAGGGCGTAAGCTGGCTTACGTAAGGCCACAAATCCGAGAAGGAAAATTCGGACGTCCAGCGCTTACATATGAGGGAATGGACCAGGTAAAAAAGACTTGGGGGCGGATAGATACATATGGCCCGAAACTGGTAGAAAACATAGTGCAGGCTGTAGCAAGGGATTGTTTAGCGGTTAATATGATACGCCTGTATGAAGCAGGATATGACATAAGAATGCATGTCCATGATGAGGTCATTCTGGATGTACCAAATACTGATACCGGGGCTCTTACGCAGGTTAATGAAATAATGAGCCAACCGATAGAATGGGCTCCTGGGTTGCCACTCAGGGCAGACGGATATGAAACAGAGTTTTATAGAAAAGATTAAAAATGAAAAGAATGCGCGGCACCGCCATATGTGGAGGTTAAACATGAATAAAAAATTGATTTTAGATTTGTGTGGTGGAACTGGGAGCTGGAGCCGGCCGTATAAAGAAGCGGGTTATGATGTCAAGGTTATAACACTGCCGGCATGGGATGTTACTAAAATTGAGTTTAACAATTATGGCGTAGAGTTTATCCGGCAGGATGTGCAATACAGGGATACAATTTGCGTGTTATTCGATGACGTTTACGGAATATTGGCTGCACCGCCTTGCACGGAGTTTTCATTAGCAAAAGGTAACGCTGTGAGAAATTTTAAGGAAGCTATGAAAGTTGTTGAAGCTTGTTTACAAATTATCTGGAAATGTAGGTTACATACTAAATTACAGTTCTGGGCAATGGAGAATCCAAAAGGTTTTTTACGGCAGTTCTTGGGGAATCCATATTTCGCATTTGAACAATGGGAATTCGGCGATACTGGAATAAAACCAACGGATATTTGGGGTTACTTTAAACCTCCTGTAAAAACTGTATCCGAAAAGCCCAGTGATCCTACAAGACGATTCCCAAACGGAAGAATAAATGGCCGGGGAATGGCTGTACCTATAGTTCCAGATGAATATAGGGGGCTAGGATTAAGCCGAGCCGCATTAAGAGCTATCACACCTAAAGGATTTGCGGAAGCCTTTTTTAAAGCAAATAGTCAGGAGATTAATACAAATGAATTACCGAGATTTCTTACTTAAAAAACGTTTTATATTAGAGTCATCTGGCTTTGAAATTAATAAATACGATCTCAACCTTATGTTGTATGATTTTCAGTGCGATATCGTCAGATGTGCTCTGGCAAGAGGCAAAAGCGCGATATTTGCTGACTGCGGTCTTGGTAAAACCCCTATGCAGCTGGAGTGGGGTTATCAGGTTTACGACTATACCGGAGGAAATGTTCTGTTGCTGGCTCCATTGGCTGTAGCGGAACAGACAAAGCGTGAAGCTGCTAAATTTGATATACCGGTAACCCTTTGCAGGAGTCAGGCAGATGTGCAGCCGGGTATCAATATAACAAATTATGAAATGCTGGATCACTTTGTATCAAATAAGTTTGAAGGGATTATTCTGGATGAATCCTCAATACTGAAGAACTACAATTCTAAAATGAGAAATCAGATTATAGGAAACTTCTCTCAGACACCTTTTAGGCTGGCATGCACAGCGACTCCAGCGCCGAATGACTTTATGGAACTCGGTAACCATTGCGAATTTGCAGGAGTTATGAGCCGGGCAGAAATGCTATCAATGTTTTTCATTCATGACGGTGGGGATACTTCAAAATGGAGATTAAAAAAGCATGCTGAGGATGTATTTTGGCAATGGATGGCTTCATGGTCCATATTCCTCAGCAATCCTGCCGATCTTGGATACGATGGAACCGACTACATACTGCCAGAACTGATTATTCATGAGCACATAGTAGACGGGGATGAGCCTATCAGGGAACCGCTTACACTGACGCAACGCAGGCAGGCCAGAAAGGATAGCCTCGATCTACGAGTTAAAAAGGCTGCTGAAATTGCTCAAAGTGTTGAAGGGCAGTGCCTTATATGGTGTGACCTTAATGCAGAATCAGATTTACTTACAAAGTCAATCCCCGGTGCTGTTGAGGTAAAAGGCAGCGATGCTCCAGAACATAAGAAAACAGCTATGCTGGGATTCTCCAGAGGTGAAGTGAAAGACCTTGTAACGAAACCCTCAATTGCCGGATTCGGTATGAACTGGCAGACATGTTCAGACATGATATTTGTCGGGCTCTCGGACAGTTACGAACAATACTATCAGGCTGTAAGGCGCTGCTACCGTTTCGGGCAGAAAAAGCCAGTAAATGTTCATATTGTCATAAGCGCAAAAGAGGGATGCGTCAAGGAGAATATTGAGAGAAAGACAGCCGATGCCTTAAAGATGCAAAGGGCTATGATCGAGTACACCAAGGAGATTACGAAGAAAGAATTACAATCTACAAAGCGGATAACGACACCGTATAACCCGCAAATGAAAATAAAACTGCCTCAATGGGAGGAGATGATAAAAAGTGCAGCAGGTTTTTAATCAAACAGTTACCGATAGGTGGGCTATGTACCACGGAGATTGTATAGAAGTTTTAAAGGGTATCCCGGATAACAGTATCCATTATAGCATTTTTAGCCCTCCGTTTGCTTCATTATACACCTATTCGAATAGTGAAAGAGACATGGGTAACTGTAGATCGGAGAATGAGTTTTACTTAAATTTTGAGTTTCTGGTATTTGAATTATACAGAGTGCTGATGCCCGGCAGGTTGTTAAGTTTTCACTGTATGGATATCCCGGCTATGAAGGAAAGAGACGGATATATCGGATTGAAGGATTTCCCGGGAGACCTTATAAGAATCTTTCAGGCAGGAAATTTTATTTATCATTCCAGGGTAGCTATATGGAAAGACCCGCTGGTGGAAGCAACTCGTACAAAAGCGCTGGGGCTGCTACATAAGCAGATACAAAAGGATTCATCATTATGTCGTCAAGGGCTACCCGATTATCTAATTACAATGCGAAAGCCTGGAGATAATCCGGAACCTATTTCACATCCAGAGGGTTTTACAAGCTTCGCCGGTGAGAATGAGCCAGAAGCACCAAAAGTTGAACCTACGCTGAAATCGCAATATTCCACTCTCAATAAGCATTCCCATATGAGCTCTGAGGATCCTGTATATTCTCATCATGTTTGGCGCAGATATGCCTCCCCGGTCTGGATGGATATTAAGCAAAGTAATACATTAAACCGTAAACCCGCCCGGGATGACAGGGACGAAAGGCATATATGCCCTTTGCAGCTTGATGTAATTGAACGGGCATTGCAGCTCTGGACCAATCCAAATGATATCGTGCTGAGTCCTTTTGCAGGAATCGGAAGCGAACCATATAAGGCTATCCAGATGGGGCGTAGAGCTGTTGGGATAGAACTGAAAGACAGTTACTATGCTCAGGCGGTAATAAACTGTAAGAGTTTGGATCCAGAATATGATTTTCTAGAATAGGAGGGATTACCTTGAAGTTTTATATAGCAAGTAGATTGGAAAATGCGGATACGGTTAAAAAAATAGCCCTTGCGTTAAAATCCTGGGGGATGAAACATACATACGACTGGACAGCCCATGGAAGTGTTCAGTGTGAAGGACCTGAGAGACTAACTGAGGTCGCAGAGCTTGAGTTACAAGGTGTCAGGGATGCGGATATTGTTATAGTCCTGTTGCCTGGTGGGCGTGGAACACACTGCGAATTGGGCATGGCAAACATTCTCAATAAAAAAGTATTTCTCTGGGCTGAGACAGATGCTATGTTCCTGCAGGATGAAAGAACATGCGCCTTCTACTGGAATGTCAATGTAGAAAGAGTAGTCGGGGATAAGTTCACTTTATTAGAACAGATATTCCGATACGAAGAGAAAATGAGATTTGGTTAAGGGGTTGAGGGCATGCTTGAAATTTCATTCGGAAAAAACAGACACGATAAAGACTGGAAACCGGACTATATGGAATGGGATGAATTTGTCGGGCTACTTAAAAAGGTACGCAGAACAAATGAAACCATGGCCGAGTATGACCGTATGTCTAAAGATGATAAAGATAATATCAAAAATGGCCGGGGCTTTGTAGGTGGCCTTGTAAAAGGCGGCAGGCGTAAAAAAGAAAATGTTGAGAGCCGTTGGTTGATCACACTGGATGCCGATAACGCCGATAGCAACTTCATACCCTGCGTTGAAATAGTCCTTGATGGAACGGCGTATGCTATCTACTCTACCCATAGTTGGCGGCAAAACAAACAAAAATATAGACTCGTATGCCCTCTTGACCGAGCTTTGTCTCCAGACGAGCATGCAGCTGTTGGTCGTAAGCTTGCTGACAAAATAGGCATGCCATACTTTGATAAAACCACTTTTGATGTACATAGGTTGATGTACCTGCCGAGCTGCTCTAAGGATGCTACCCCGATACTGGAGATTGCGGCGGGTGAGCCGGTTAATGCCGACTCCATACTTGAGGAATATATCGACTGGAGAGATCCAGAAGAATGGCCCCGGCATCCGGATGAAAAGAAAAAAGAATCTTTATTCGCAGATAAGAAACTTGGGGATCCCGCTGAAAAGCCCGGAGCTATCGGGGTATTCTGCCAGGTGTATGGCATTGCTGAGGGTATTGAGAAGTTCCTCCCCGATGTGTACGAGGCTACACAATATGATGACCGCTGGACTTATACCGGCGGTACTTCCTTCGGCGGTATGAGGGTTTATGACGATACCTGGGCATATAGTGAGCACCAGAGTGATCCGGTAAATGATGGGCATTGTCATAATATATTTGACCTTGTGAGAATCCATAAGTTTGGACACCTTGATGCAGATGTGAAGGAGCATACAGCAGGCACAAAGCTGCCAAGCCATATAGCTATGTTGGAGTTTGCTGCAGATGATCCTGAAGTTAAGCGTATAAGGCTGGAACAGGACTTTGAGGATGATATTGAAGTCGAAGTCACAAATGATGAAGAAACACCTTCAGCAGATAAAAACTGGACAAATAAGCTCAAGGTAAACTCAAAGACTGGGTTCCCTTTTCCTACGGCGAAAAATGCTGAAATCATTCTCAGGAATGGGGACTTTAATAAAAAATTGGCCTATGATGCCTTCGGTAACACCGAAGTTATACGTGGCCCTTTGCCTTGGCGGCAGAGAGAAAGGCCAAAACAAGAATATGAGCCTTGGTTGGGTGCGGACGACAAAAGGCTGCTTCACTATTTTGGTAAAAAATACGAATTTAAATCTACCGCAACAATACAAAATGCTTTTACGGAGGTAGTACATATGAATACATTTCACCCAATAAAGGAGTACTTGGAGACCACCGAATGGGATGGCCTTGAAAGAATTGAAGAATTATTCATCACATATTTAGGTGCTGAGAACAGCCATTATGTGAGGACGGTTACACGTAAGATGCTTATTGCAGCTGTTAAAAGGTTATATGAACCTGGATGCAAGTTTGACTACATGCTTGTACTTGTGGGGCCACAGGGGGCCGGTAAAAGTAGTTTATTGGCAAAGCTTGGCCGCAAGTGGTTCAGCGATTCCCTGAGAACGTTTGAGAACAAGGAGGCTGGAGAACACCTGCAGGGGGCCTGGATATTTGAGCTCGGGGAACTATCTGCAATGAAAAAAAGTGAACTTGAGGAAGTAAAAGCCTTTTTGTCAAAGACTGAGGATAGATACCGTGTAGCCTATGACAGACAGGTGTCAGAGTTCCCGCGTAAGTGCGTATTTTTTGGAACAACCAACAACCATAACTTTCTGCAGGACCCAACAGGAAATAGAAGATTTTGGCCTGTAGATGTTGATCCGGAAAAGAGGAGATTAAACCATTGGGACAGTCTGGACGATTTTGAGATAAACCAGATATGGGCTGAGGCTTTGAGCCTATACAAGGCGGGGGAATCCTTGGAACTTGATAAGGATACAGCTAAAGAAGCTGAGCGCATGCAAGGCATACACACTGAGGTTGACCCCAGGGAAGGGCTTATACAAAAGTACCTTGATACAAAATTACCTGATGATTGGGAGGAACGCGATATTTGGTCCCGTCGACAGTATCTCTTGGAGGAACCAACTGGAAATATACCAAGAACAAAGGTGTGTGCAGCCGAAATATGGGCTGAAGCCTTAGGGCTTGACCCTGCCAAATTTGGAGTTTGGGAATCAAGGCCCATCAATGAGATTCTAAGGAAGTTTTCTGCTTGGGAAGAGAGAAAAGGGCGTGTAAGGTTCAAAATATACGGGTTACAGACGGCTTATATACGAAAATAAAAGGTGTATCAGTAAAATATCAGTAAGTATCAGTAAAAAAATGGAAGTGTATCAGTAGTAACAGTAAGATAACAGTAAAAATAAAAAATACTGATACACTTTAAAGCCTGATACTAAATGATTACAGAACAACGTAACAGTAATAACAGTAAATTTCTCTATATAAGATAAAAATAATAATTAAGTAGTATATAGGGGTATAGATACAACCTAAACGCACATATCACACACATACGCGTGAAATACCGTTACTGATACACCCTAAAAAATGGAAGGTGAAAAAATGCTTGAGTCAAGAGTCGAGAATAAATTAAAAAAATCGGTGGAGGCCAAAGGCGGTAAATGCTTAAAATTTGTATCTCCCGGTATGCGTGGGGTGCCGGACCGAATTTGTCTCTTTCCTGGTGGGAAAATAATTTTTGTGGAAACCAAGGCACCTGCCGGCAAGCCGGAGCCGTTGCAAAAGAAAAGGCACGATGAGCTAAGGGCTTTGGGGTTTGACGTAAGGGTTGTAAACACTCTGGAGGAAGCAAAGGAGGTGGTGCCGAATGAAGTTCATTCCACATAAGTATCAGGAATACGCGAAAGAGCGAATTATAGATACTCCAGCCCTTGGGTTGTTTTTGGAAATGGGCTTAGGTTAGCAAAACGGTAATTACTCTTACTGCAATTGATGAACTCCTGTATGACCGATTTGAAGCCGCAAGAGTTTTAATTATAGCCCCATTAAGAGTAGCGGAGGACACTTGGAGCCGGGAGAGTCAGAAATGGGATCACCTGAAGCATCTGCGGATATCAAAGATTTTGGGAGACAGGAGACAGAGGGAAAGAGCATTAAAGACTGATGCAGACCTATACATAATCAACCGAGAAAACGTTCCCTGGCTGGTGAGCATGACCGGTAACGATTGGCCGTTTGATACTGTGGTGATTGATGAGTTATCAAGTTTTAAGTCACCATCAGCACAACGGTTTAAAGCATTAAGGCGTAACCGGCCACTGATGAAAAGGGTAATAGGCCTTACCGGTACACCGGCACCTAATGGATTATTGGACCTCTGGAGTCAAATATATCTGCTTGACCAGGGAGAACGTCTTGGAAAAACAATAACCGGATACAGGGAACGATATTTTACAGCGGGGGCGAGATCAGGATATGTAGTGTACGACTGGAAACAAAAAAAAGAATCCGAAGAAGCCGTATTCGATAAGATTTCTGATATCTGTGTCAGCATGAAGTCAGAGGATTGGCTAGAGCTGCCGGAGAAAATCGATAGAGTAATACCGGTTAAGCTTGATGAATCAGCAAAAGCAAAGTATAGAAAGCTGGAAAGGGATCTACTTTTACCCCTGGTGGATGGAGATATAGTAGCTAATACAGCAGCGGTGCTGTCAAATAAGCTACTGCAAATGGCAAATGGGGCTGTGTATAACGAGAATCAGGGTATACAGGAAATTCATGATTCCAAACTTGATGCCTTGGAGGATATCCTTGAAGCAGCAAACGGGCATCCGGTACTATTGTTTTACACATACAAGCATGACCTATTACGCATACAAAAAAGGTTCCCGCGGATTAAAACCCTACGAAAAGGCAGTGAAGGGGTAAAGGATATAGCCGATTGGAATGCGGGAAAGATTGAATTGCTTGGAGTTCATCCTGCATCGGCAGGTCATGGATTGAATCTGCAAGATGGCGGTAATATCATTGTCTGGTTCGGGCTTACGTGGAGCCTGGAGTTATACTTACAAGCCATAGCGCGTTTATATAGACAGGGGCAATTAAAGCATGTAATGAATTATCATTTAGTTTCAGAAGGCACAATTGATGTAGATGTGATGACGGCTTTAGAAAATAAAGCAGCGGGGCAGGATGCCTTGATGGAGGCAGTTAAGGCCAGGATTGAGAAAGTGAGGGATGAATAATGCCAGATGAACAACAGATGCAGGAATGGAAAGAAAAAATTGAAGGGTACAAAAAGATCTATTCAGGAATATATGGAAAGCAGCCTTCGGAAAAGCTTATAGCATCATTCTGTAAGATAAATAAAATTCCTTGGCCTTTACCAGAGCCGGAAGACAATTTGGATTTCTTGAATTGATAGGGGTGAGTCGAATGACCAAAGAAGAACTATCCATTTTGAAAAAGATTAACAAGGAGATTGAACAGATTAGAAAAGAGCTAAATAGCGTACATCCCACAATGATGCCAGTTTCGGATACTGTTTTAGGGTCATTACCCTATTTTCCATATACCGAGCACCCAATTGGGATCGCAGGCTTTGATAATACGCAGTATGAACGAACGATAAAACGGATTCAAAACAGACTTAATCAAAAGCTGCAGGAACTTATGGATGAGAAAGATCGAATTACTGAGTACATATATGGGGTGGATGACAGCGACCTCAGGCAGATATTGATGTACACTTACATCAATGGTATTAGCCAAGAACAGATAGCCGAGAACATGGGGATTAGTAGGGCCACAGTACAACGTAAATTTAAGGAATGGATGTTAAGTGCAAAATAATTTAAAAATGATGCTGAATGATGCAAACACACTATGTTATATTTATATTGTGAAAAATTAACTTTTAATATTAAAACATGAAAACGAGTCAGGGTGCGGATATCCTGTCTCGTTTTTACTTTGTATGAAAGGATGTGACCGGATATGTTTTATAAAGTAAAATGCGGGACATGTGTCTGGGGCACATTCCGAGAAGGTAAATGGGTATATATGTTCCCGAAATGCGTTAAGGGAAGGTTATGAGTTATGGCTAAGTTTCCAGAAGTCTACAGAGATCCGCGTTGGGAACCTGCAAGGAAAGAATGTGTAAGACGTGCTAATGGGTTGTGTGAGAGATGCAAAAAGAAAGGCAAGTACAAACCAGGTAGGATTGTTCATCATAGAGTATACCTGACTGATGACAACAAAACAGATTGGAACATTGCATTTAATCCGAGCAACCTCGAATACCTTTGCAATGATTGCCACGAGGATGAGCACGATAGGAGCACAGGCTTGCAGAAATTTTTGATCCCCCCGGGTTGATTTTTTTAAAAACTTTTCACGGAGACCGTGCATGGGAGCTTAAATTTTACGCGAGACAGAATTTGCAGGAGAGGGGGTAGATATTCATATGTCGACAAAAAAACGTTCATATGCTGCAAAAATCCGGCAAACACTTCGAAAAGAAAAAATTGATATTGACCCTCTCCTGGACGCAACACTGGAGGAACTGGAGAGGCTTAGCGTAATCCGGGATGATCTTTTTGAATCATACCAGGATGAGGATACTAAGTTGTTTAGAGAACACACCAATAAAGCTGGCGCGACTAATGTAATCATGGCTGCGGAGGTCACGGAATACAAAAACTACTCAGATAAATTTAACAAGACCGTGGCGGCTATAGAAAAGATGGTTGAGGCAAGACGGCCTGTAAAGGATGATTCAAAACAGCAAGAGGATCCACTTGCCAAAATTATAAGGCGGGATTTGAATGCCCAAAGTTGAGATACCAAAATATATTCAAGATTGGCATGATTACGTTAAACAGAAGCCCAAAAACCACGGTAATGATATTAAAAAGCTTAAGAAACTAATCGAAAAGCTTTTAAAAAGCAGTACAGTCTTTTACGATAACACAGACGTTGAAGCATTTATTGAATTTTGTAAACTCGTGAAGCACCGGGAGGGTAGATGGGCAGGAAGGCCCCTTGAATTATCCCTGGAACAAAAATACATAGCAGCTTGTATATTCGGCTTCAAAATGTACGACAACGAACTGCATATGGTTGTCCGATATTTCAAAGAAATGGTTCTGCTTGTTGCAAGAAAATGGGGAAAATCAACCTTCATTTCAGCGATAGCAGATTTTTTATTGATATGTGACCGGGAACCAGCTGCGCAGGTATGGTGCCTTGCTACACAGAAACAGCAGGCCAGCATTGTATATGAGGCTGCTAAAAACTTTGCTTTAAGCAGTGAGTACATAAGGACTCATGTAAAAACCCGCAGAGATAAGGATAATTCAGAAATGCTCCTGTTTCCGGCAGGCAATAGTTACATGAAAGCCGGAAGTAAAAACAGCGAAGCCCAGGACGGTCTCAATCCGCACGGGGTTATCATTGATGAGTTGCATGCAATCAAAAATAGAAATACCTATGATGTATTCAGTTCTGCCATGGGTGCCAGAGCGCAGCCGCTTATTGTAATTATAAGCACTTTTGGATTTGTACGTGAAGGAATCTTTGATAGTGTTCTGGAACGGGCCACGGCGGTGCTTGATGGTAAAAGCAATGAGCGATTATTCCCGATAATCTTCCGGATCGATGACGATGACAAACCGGAAGATAGAAAGTGCTGGATTAAGGCAAATCCTGGATTAATAGAGGCACGTCCCACAATGTCATATCTGGAGGGTGAATATCAAAAAGTCCTGAAGGATCCAGCGCAGATGCCGTCTTTCTTGGCAAAGCATCTGAACCGTGCAAGCAGCATGTGTGTGATTTACTTCAACCTACAGGATGTTGACCGGTGTGCAATTGATATGACGCTGGATATGATTCAGGATAAATACGCTGCCGGTGGAGCTGACCTTGCGGAAACAACAGATTTGTGTTGTGCATCAGCATTGGTTCCAATAGGCGGCAAGTTATATCTGTTCCAGAAATATTTTATAGCCCAGGCGAGAATAGAGCAAAATTCAAAAGCCGATAAGATGGCATATGAGAGTTTTTGTAAAACAAATGCGCTGGATCCACTGAACAATGAATTACTAAAAATATGCGAAGGCCCATTGGTTAAAAAAAGTGATGTAACAGAATGGTTTATCGAATTATCTGATAAATATCAAGTTACATTCTGGAAGATTGGCGCAGATCGCTGGCACTTTGATGAATGGAGCGAGGACATGGGCAAACATGGTTATCCGGTGGAAGATAAGAACGGTAAAGGCGTAATGTTCCCAGTTGCGATGGGCGCAAAATCACTATCACGTCCGATGAAGGAAACCAGAGCGCTGTTTGAAGATGAAATAGTTCAGTTCAGCCGTCACAATGGTTTGTTCCGGTGGTGTACAACAAATACAGCTGCCAGAATAGATATAAATGCAAATATACAGCCCGATAAGGCAAAAAGCAATGGACGCATAGATGGTTATGTGTCTTTTTTATGTGCTTATATTGCATATACAAAATGCAAGGATATGTTTGAAGAATTTCAAGGTTAAGGAGGACTTTATATGCAAAGGGAAAGGCAAGTAGAACGGCTAAAAAACTATATTATTGACTTTCCGGATTTGGATATCTGGATAATCTCAGAGGATAACAGATGTGCGGAATTATATTGGGAGAGGATAAACGGATATCTTTGTACTAATAAAAAGCCTTTGGTTATATCAAAGGGCAATTACTACAAGGATGGTTATAACACACACAATGCTATAATACTACTTTGTGGACAATGGTATAAGAATCCGATTGCTTTTAGCGATATAGTCAAAATGCACCTAAAAACAGCGAAATTTACGCTGCCAATTGATGATTTTCCAGAACCTATTGAATTACAAGAGAAGGATATGAATCACAGAGAGGTATTAGAGGGGCAAATCAATATTCTGCAAGATTTACAGGGGAAACTGTCAACTCAATGTGCTAAAGGCCTTCTAAACGTGCCGGAATGTGCAGCCAGGGCCTGTGAAGTAGCAAAAATAATTGAAAGCCTCAGTGCCACGGCGTATAACATGAGGAAGTTTAGAAAGTAGGTGACACATGAAATATCTTGAAGATATTTTGGCAGTTGCTGGAGTCGGAATAATTGCTGTAGGTGTTTTTCTTATTTACATACCGGCTGGATTTATTTTTGTGGGAGCCTGCTCAATAGCAGCAGCGTATATCCTTACCAGGGGAGGTGATTAATCAATGTTCTTAAAAAAGGCTCTAAATGTTGGATCTTCTCAAAATCATGTTGTTGCTTCTAAAGTCATTGACCTTTTAAACCAGGGATATTCCATCATGCAGATAAATCGCAGGTTGTACGATATCCCGGAAGTTAGGACAGCAATAAATTTTGTGGCTGAAAAGGTTGGGAGCATACCTTTTTATCATATCCGGGCGGATACTGATGGGGGAAGCTGGGAAAAGGTTAGTGATAAATTAAACTATGTCCTGACAGTTCGTACTAATCCTTACCAGGGACCGCAGGTATTCTGGACGCATGCTGTTACAACACTACTATTAACAAACAATTGTTATATTATGCCTGAGTGGGACGGCAAAGGAGTCATTAAAGCCTTATGGCCTTTGCCTTTCACAAGGGGTGAATTTAGTCAGGATGAAGACGGAAAAATTATCGTTACATTTGGAGGCAATTACCCGTTTTATTATGACGATATAATTCACCTGCAAAGGTTCCCTGGGGGAAAACAGGGGGCGCAAAGACAAGCAATAGGCAATTATGAGCAGATAGTCAATACAATGCAAGCGCAGGCCGTGAAAGACAGTGAAAACAGCCAGAGAATAGCGGCGCTGCTACAGGTTAACACTCCGCTAAAAGGCGCAGACATGAAAAAGAAACTGGATGAATTCAAGGAGCTTTTTCTGACAGCCGAGAACACAACTGGCTTTGGTATGATTGGAGCCGAATATGATGTTCACAAACTGGATATGAAAATTAGTCCCTTGAATACCGGCTTGATGGAATCTATTATCAGTTACCTGTATAACTATTTTGGAGTGTCAAAGGAGATTATTACTCATACGGCTTCCGAACTTCAGTATGAACAGTGGATTGATGACAGCATCAAACCGATTGTCTATCAGGCTGAAGAGGAAACCACTTACAAGCTTTTCAGTGAAGCCGAAATATCACATGGAAATCTTGTAGAAGGTGAAACGATAGACCTTGAGATCAGTACGTTGTCTGCTAAGACTGCATTCTATAAAGAAATGGTATATGGAACAATCATGAGTCGTAATGAAATACGCCGTAGATTGAGAATACCAAAAGGCCCGGCCGCGCTTGATGAATTTTTGGAAAATAAGAATTTTCAAAAGCTGCAGCCAGGCAATTATGTTGTGGGGGAAGGAGGAAAAGAAGATGAACCAAACTGAAAAACTATCTCCATTGACGGCACAAAGTAAAAGGCGAATGAATTATGAAAATGAAAAATCAAAATTCAGGGCTGTTACGGAAGAGATTGACGGAAAGCCAATTCGAAAGCTCCGAGGGTACCCGATTTTATTTGATACTCCCGGACGGCCATGGAGAGGCAGTAAGTGGATAGAGAAGGTAGATAAAAAAGCTTTGGAAGGGGTTGACTTTTCAAAGCTTGTTTTATTGCTGGATCATAGCACGACTTGGGTATTGGGCAGAGTCGGCAAGAATATGACTGCAGTTGTTGATGATGTAGGCCTGTTCGTTGAAATTACATTGGGTAACACCTGGCTGGACGATTATGTTTATGATCGGGTGCAGACAGAGATTATCGACGGAATGTCATTCTGGTTTGATAGTCAGGCCATGATTGCATCGGACTGGGAAAACAAGATTGATGTGATATTAAAAATCAATGAAGTATACGAAGTCAGCATTGTTGTATTCCCGGCTTATGAAGATACCGTCATAATTACGCAAAACGATGAAGAGGTTCCGGAAGATCCGGGAACAGATGCAAATGAAGAGGCCAAAAAACTGGCACTTATAAATCTTATTGAAACCTTATAAGGAGGATGAAACCATGAAATTAAGTCAGAAGGAAGCCGCCGAGCTTCGCAGGGAAAAAACCGATATTGAGCAAAAGAGGCTTGCCCTCAAAGAAAAATGCAAAAATCACAGGGACATGTCAACTGAAGATGTCAGTAAGGCAGCTGACGAAATGAGGAGCATGTCAGACCGGATTGACGAAATCAATGAAAAACTGAAAGATGCTCCGGAGGAAACAAGAGGGGGACTAAATCACGTGAGAGTAAATGAAATCACGCAGGAAAATTTCAGATCAAGCTCCCAGTATAGAGATGCATTTTACAGAAGCTTTATAAACCGCAGAGTTTCAGAAGAAGATGCTTCAATACTGGAAATGGGTAAAAGAGCAATAACAGATATGAATGGTGGAAGTGTGACGAGCGGCGCAGAATATCTTGTCCCTACAACCACACTGGATGTAATCAAGTCTGTAATCACAAAGTATGGCCAGGTATATGCAGCAGTGACCAAATATGGATTTATTGGTAATGTGTCGATACCTATAGGAACTGCCGGTGCACCTACTGCGAATGCAGATGGGACCGTTACTCTTAATTTCACATTTACTGAGGTAACGCTTGCACAGGAAGCTGTTGTTGCTACCATAAAAATCAAAAATCTGCTGCTCAAAAATAGTATTTCGGCGCTGGATAATTACCTTGCTACTGAAATGGGTAAATACTTGGGTACATACCTTGACAATGCCGTACTTAATGGTGATTCAGGAACATTTACTGGCATTCTTCCTTCCATCACTGCAGCTCCGTCAGCAAAAAAGAACTATTCCGCAATGGCATGGGATAAGCTTATGGATATTGAAGCAGAAGTTGATTCGCCATATGGTGATGATGCAACATTCATCATGAGAAGAAAAACATTCTTCAACCGTTTCAGAAAAATGACGGATGCGGCGGGAGCTCCAATCACAACAACAATACCTGTAATAACCGGAAACGGAAAGACACAGTTTGTGTTGGACGGTCACAGGGTTATATTCACATCTGCTATGGCAGAAGATGATATATTGTTTGGTGACCTGGAACAGTACATTGTTAACGAATCTCAGGAAATCACAATAGAACCTTCCAGTGTTGGTGATGACGTATTCGGAAAGGATATGACTATGTGGAGAGGTAAGGTATATAGCGGCGGCAAGCCTCTGTTTGCAAAAACTACATTTACCTACTGGGGATATTCAGGGACCTAATAGAAAGGACGGGTATGACGATGACAAAACGTAAAGAAAAATCGCCGGAGGTTACGGAAGTGAAAGACATTGACCTCTCATCTGGAACTGATCAGACGGTATTAATTTTCAAGGCTAATCGTCCACTCACTGTCCAGGAACATGAAGAATTGTCTCATAAACTGAGATACGAGGAAGAAAATACGGGACTGAAAATTGTTTTAGTCCCGTTCTTGCTTGATGTTACGGATGGTGATCAAGATGATGAGTAATGAAAATATGCTGGTAGAAGTGAAAAAAGGTCTTTGTATTTCAGGCGAATATACAGATGATACCTTGATGGCAAAAACATTAGCGGTAAAAGGGTTTATATTAAATGCCGGGGTTACAAGTGCTAATCTGGAGACTGAGTTAGGTCTGGCAACGTTGACTGTGGGGGTAAACGACCTCTGGAATCTTAACCCGGGTGAGGTGAAATTCAGTCCGGCATTTAGTATATTACTGACACAGCTGCAGGCAATGAGTTTGTCATAGGAGGGTAACATATGTTTAAGATTATCCGACCCGATACAGCCATAAAAATAATAAAAAAGAGCGGCACTACAAAAGATGCAGACGGCTTTGATATTGATAAATGGGAAGATGTTTGCAACCACATTTTGTGTGAATGGCAGAATAAGTTTGGGGTTGAAGTGTACAAGACCGTAAAAGCATCTACCATTAATGTCAGCGAACCGGCGTCACTAAAGCTATGGTTTGTACCTGGGGTAACTCCGGACTGCCGGGTGATCCGTTTATCTGATGAAGCGGTGTTTGAAATTGTTGGTGTAGATGATGTAATGAATAGGCACCAACAATTACAGCTTGAGATAAAAAGATATGTAAGGGGTTGAGATTATGGCCAAAATGACAATAACTCCACCGACAGATCTTATGGATAAGTTAACAAAATTAGGTTTTTCCGGTAAGGAAATTGGCAAAAAGATGCTTAAAAAGGGTGCTGCAATATTGAGGGATGAAGTAGACAGCAACCTGAAAAAGAACCTTTACCGTAACCGAGCATACAGAAAAGATTTTCCCACAGGTGCCCTTGAGCGTTCTATAACCATATCCAAGCCAAAAGAAAATAAAAATGGTGATTTGTCTATTTCGGTTTACTTTAAAGGTAAAGATGATAAAGGTGTTACGAATGCACAAAAAGCCATGGCTATGGAGTACGGCACGAGCAAGCAAGATGCAGAGCCATTTATCCGACCGGCTGTATCCTCAAAAGAAGAAAAAGTTATTGAAGCAATGCAGGCTGTATTCAATGAGGAGGTAAAAAACACATGAACGTAAATCCTCTTATTGAAGATGCATTATCTAATATTGGCTGTCCAGTCAGCCCTATAAAGTACAGTGGCAAAAGTGAATCATATATAACCTATTATACACTGCTTGAATCAGACGAAATATTTGCTGATGATATAGCAATTGGCGCTGGGACGGAAGCCACGGTTGATGTTTACAGCAAAGGAAATTTTAAAAGTCTTGTAAAGGAAGTAAAGAAAAAACTTAAACAAGCTGGCTTTTCTATACTTCCTTCTGGACTGGAACTATATGAGCCTGAAACAGGCTATTATCATATAGTGATAGAAATTTACATTGAAGGAATGGAGGATGAAGAATAATGGCAAGTATAGGATTGAGATACCCTGCATATGCACCGTTAACAGAAAATGAAAATGGTACATACAGCTATGGCCCCGGCAAGATTGCCGCAAAAGCAATTAAAGTTGATATGAAACTGACGGTATCAGATGAACCATTGTATGCTGATGATGGTGTAGCAGAGAGGGTAAGGGAATTTGTTGAAGGTTCAATGATATTCACACCTGATGATTTAAAACCAGAAGTCAGAGCCGAGTGGCTTAATAATACTTTAGAAGAAAAGACAGTGGAAAGTGAAACAGTAAAGGAATTATCAAGCACAACCGAGGATACGCCGGGATATTTTGGATTTGGTGTCTATGTGCCTAAAATTGTAGGCGGGGTTCGTATGTATAGAGCAATTCTATTTGCGAAGATTCAATTCGGGGAGCCGGACGAAAGCATGGAAACAAAGGGACAAAAGATAACCTGGCAGACCCCGGCGATTGAAGGCAAAATGATGCGGAGAAATGACGGAGTCTGGAAAAAAGAAGTTACAGTATCAAGTATTGCTACTGCTGTTGCCTGGTTAAAAAGTGAATTAAATATAGCTTAAGGAAGGAGATAGGCAGGGCTAAAACCCTGCCGATTTTATTATGAGAGATATAAAAGATACAGGAGTAAAAATACAACTTGACATTGAACGGGAACTTGTTTTTTCCTTGAATGTCATGAGTGATGCGGTTGAAAAGTATGGGAAAATGGATAATTTATTAAACGATTCTGCAAAAAGTCTTGAAGTAGCAAAGTGGCTTGCTGTTCAGATGGTCAATGAAGGGATTGAAATTTATAATGATAACAATCCGAATGATAAGCAATCCTTGATTGACGAAAGAAAGCTGTGCAGATATGTACATGGATTTGGTGGCTTTAATGTATTACAGCAAAAGGTACAAGAAGCAATGTTAAAAGGATTACCGGCTGACCGAGTACAACAGGTTGAGGAATTAGGAAAAAACTTGATAGCTGCGCAGAGTCAGACGAAACCGAAAATGAACAGGGAACAGAGACGGAAGAAATAAACTTTGCGCAGCTGACCTTTATAGGAAAAACCCTTTTGGGCTATCCAGAAAAAGAAGTATGGCATATGACATATAGAAAGCTTGACCTGCTCTTTAAGGAATACAAGTATTTCTATGGGATAGAAAAAAGGTATACAAATATTGATGATATTATACCGGAGGATGTGAATTAATAATGGGTAACAAGAAAACAACTATAGGCGCTGGAGTTGTCCTGGATGGAGAAAAAGAATTCAAGCAAGCTATAACCGAAATCAATAACGGCCTCAAAGTTACAACATCGGAATTGATGCTTGTTACAGCACGTTTCTCCGATAACGCAAAATCTATGGAAGCACTTACGGCGAAAAGTGAAGTCCTGGAGAACACTGTCAACGGTCAACGGGAGAAAATATTAAAACTCCGGGAAGCTTTGGCGCATTCTGCAACAACATATGGTGAAGCCGATTCAAAGACAATGAAATGGCAGGTCAGTTTAAATAAAGCCGAAACCGAGCTTGTAGGGATGGAAAGAGAACTTGAAAAAACCAGCAAGGAAATAGATGAGTTTGGAAAAGAGGAAGAGGAAGCCGGAAAGAAAACTTCGAGCTTTGGTGACAAAATAAACAACCTTGTAGGTGCTCTGGGCATTAACCTTCCCGCCGGTGCACAGGAGGCCATAAAGGCACTCGACGGGCAAAGAGTTTCTACCCTTGCATTAATAGGTGTAACAGCCGGAATTATTACTGGATTTGCAAAGGCATCATTTGCCGCTGCTGATTTTGCTGATGATATACTAACACTATCTGCACAAACAGGCATATCTACAGACACATTACAGGAATTGAAATATGCTGCGGAGTTTGTAGATGCTAGCCTTGAGACAATGACAGGGTCCATGACAAAAATGATCAGAACAATGGCATCAGCTCAAGCTGGTAACAAGGAGGCGTCTGCTGCTTTTAGGCAATTGCATTTAAGTATTACCAATAATGGGAAACTAAAAGACTCTGAACAAATGTTTTATGAGGTCATTGATGCTCTTGGCAAAATGAGAAATGAAACAGAACGTGACGCACTTGCAATGCAAATATTTGGGAAATCGGCTCAGGAACTTAATCCTTTGATAGAAGCGGGTAGCGGTAGATTAAAGGAACTCGGAGAGGAAGCCCAAAAATTAGGGATTATAATTTCTTCGGAAAACTTAGATCAATTAGGGCAATTAAAAGACCATATGGATAAATTGAACGCTCAGACCGGCGCATTAAAATTAAATCTTGGTCTTGCGTTAGCCCCGGCTTTAATTGAAATATTTGAAATTTTAAACAAGATGAACCCCAGAGTCCTTGCTACAGTTGCAATAATCGGGAGCATAGCGGTGGTAGCTATTACTGTTGTAAAATCTATCGCAGACATTACAAGTACTTTCTCAGCAATGACACCGGTAACTTTTAAAACAACTATGATAATTTTAGGAGTTGTTGCTGCCTTAATAGCGTTAGCCGCCATAATTGCCGTTATTACGGGAAAAGGTGATGAGTTAAACAGAACAATGGCTAGCGTTGGAAGTAGTGTAGGAAATATGACCAGTACTGTTAACAATGCCGGTAATAGTCTACAGATAGGCCGTAACGCTTCTGGAACAAACAATTGGCGTGGGGGATATACTTGGGTCAATGAAGAGGGCGGAGAAATAATGGATTTACCACGGGGCACCCGGATAATTCCTCATGATGTGTCAATGGAAATGGCGCGGACGGCAGGATCATCCAGCGATATATATAACTTCCAGCCCGGCAGCATTGTTATTGATGCTAAAAATATAAAAGAGTTTAATGATATAGTTAAGCTTGTTAAGGGAACAAACCAGGCAAGTAGAGTAAGGACGGTGATGGGATAAATAATGGGAACATATATAGTAGATTTACCTTGTATAGTAGATAATTATATTGATAGACAAAATTCTACAACTAGTTTTGGTTCAGCAACTACCTTACTTTTGGGAGGGTTTGAAGGTTTTAGAGGTAATGATGATAACAACAGATATATCACAATAATGAAATTTAATTTTTCATCCCTGCCAGCTGGGAAATCAATTTTATCTGCATATTTAAGATTATATTCTATAAATCATGTTGAAAACTATAATATAAAAGATAGTTATAATTATCCATTTTTAATAAAGCCTTTATGGTATACACCTACAGAAAGTGATACCTATATGAATCCTGAACTATGGTGGACACATCATGATGGTACAAGAATTGATGTGGAAACTCTTGCATCTACATATTTAAATATAGACTTTATGGGTTTTATCAATAATACAGATGTAAGAAATAAAGGAATTGCTATAGCATGGGAGGGTAAGGGCCAAACTACTTATGATATAGGCCCTGTATGGCAAATTGGAGCAAGAAATAGCGCAAATCCTCCTATGATAAGAGTGACATATACAGATACCATTCCAGAAAAACCAACCGCAATAGACCCAATTGGTTTATATGTTCAAAATTCAGGAGTAATCCAATTTAAATGGGTGTATAATAATTCAACTGGTGGAAGTCAATATAAATTTGACCTCAAGTGGAGTACAAATAGTACAACATGGACAACTGTAAGTCAAACAACAGGAAATAACTATTATGACATGCCAGCCAACACATTGCCTACAGGAAATATATATTGGAAAGTAATTACATACAATAACCTAAATGAAGCCAGTCCCGAAAGTAATGTTAATATTTTCTACTCAATTGGTGCTCCGGCAGCTCCTGTAATAACAGAGATTACAAATACAAATACTCCAAAACCGACAATAGTGTGGACATCTAGTTCTCAGCAGGTATTTCAAGTCCAAATAATAAAAAGTAGTACCGTTGTTTATGATACTGGAGATATACCCAGCATATCAATTAAATCACATACAATAACAACCTTTTTAGAAGATGGGACTTATGTTGTAAAGGTTAGAGTAAAAAATGAATATGATTTATATTCAAGTTGGGCAAGCGCTCAATTTACCATAGAAACACCAAAACCAGTGAAACCCCCCATCACGTTAAAGCAAAATAAATACAGTATTGATGTAACAAGTAATTTAGCAGACAATAGTTATTTATTATTATTCAGAGCAGATATCAATTCAAGCGACTTTAAATGCGTTGCTAAATCAACTGCAAATGTAATTAAGGATTATACTATTGAAAGCAATAAAGAGTATAAATATCTTGTGAGAGCTGTTAGCAAAACAGGAACTTATCTGGACGGCGAAATAAAGAGCATTGTTTCAATGGCCTTTAATAAATCAATAATATCTCCGGTATCTAACCTAAGTAACATATTTGAAGTTAAATACAATCTAAATGAAAGGCCAGTTAAGAATATTGCTATCAGTACACCAAACACAACAAACTATTTTTCTGGACGAAAGTATCCAGTCGTAGAATACTCGGAACATTTAGGCTGTGGAATAACACTGTCATTCTTTATAAAGAGTGATGCGGAATATCAGCAATTACTTGATATTCTGTACCTGAAGGAAATAGTGTTGTACAGAGACGGAAGGCGCAAGTTTTATGGAAATATATCAGGAATAAATGTAACAGACCATTTCGCCGGATATACGGTTAATTTTTCTATAAATCAGACCGATTATAGCGACTACTTGGAGGTGTAAATGATATGCTTAATTTGGCTATAGGAGGATATAGTACAACAGATGTAATAAATCAGCTTCATGCTAAAGGCGGGGTTCGTGAAGTAAAATTCCGTTATGACCTAAGAAATAAAAATGAAGTTAAAATCGGTGAATTGTTAGCAACAGATTCAGGTAACTCAATGAATTTTAATAGTTTGGCAGATATAAAACGCACAGGTACTTTTACTTTCAAAGAAACGGAACTACAAGATGTTGACTGGTTGAACGATAGAGTCCAACCAGTTTTTTTATTAAACATGCCTGATGGAAAATTCATTGAGTGGCCATTAGGCATGTTTTTATTATCGTCTCCAACGCGAAGAGATAACTTCGGTGTATGGAGAGAAGTGGAAGCATATGATGCAAGCGTGATCTTGGAAGAGGATAAATTTGACAACAGGTATCGTATTCCGGCAGGAACCAAATATGTTGATGCGATAACTACTATCTTAAACAACGCTGGCATAAGAAAAGTAAATATAACAGATCATAGTGGTTTAATCTCAACTGACAAAGAATTTGAAATCGGTACATCTAGACTGGAAGTCGTAAACCAATTATTATCAGAAATTAATTATACATCTATATGGGTGGATACTTACGGTTATTTTACCAGCAAGTCATATATTCTACCGAGTGACCGTGAAACAGAATATTCATATAAGACAGACGATTTAAGTATCATATACGATGGGGCAATAAACGAACTTGACATATTTAATGTCCCAAACAAGTGGATTATAACAGCTTCCAACCCCGAAAAGACACCGCTGACAAGTATATATACCAATGATCTGCTTACGTCCAAAACCTCCACGGTTAACAGGGGCAGAACCATTGTTGATTTTAGACAGGTGGATGATATCCTGGATCAGGCTACATTAGATGCGTACACAAAAAGAATAGCTTACAATGCCAGCCAGATATATGAGAAAGTGCAGTTTCAAACTGCATTAATGCCTCATCATAGCTATATGGATACGCTTTTTGTTGAAAATAAGAATCTTGAGATATCATCCAAGTTTACTGAGACCTCTTGGGAGATAGAGTTACAAGCTGGAGGAAAAATGAAGCATAATGTTAGGAGGGTTATAAATATATGAGTGAAATACCAAACGCAGGTGAATTTTTAAGTAGTATTAATAATGATAAAGGATACAGGGTTTTTAAACTTGCAATAGTCACAGCGTTATTTGCAAGCGGTTTTCCTCAGATTAAATTTGATGGGGAGATTACTTCCAGTGCAAAAAAATATCCAATATTAGCTTCATATACTCCTGCAATCAATGATAGAGTTCTTGTTGCAGCAGTAAGCGGCACTTACGTAATTTTGGGGAAGATAAAGTATTAAGGAGGGACTATGAGCTTAATAGAAAAGATTTATCAAATTGATTTAGACATTAAAGTTGAATCCCGATATGAGCCGATGGAGTTTATCCAGGGCGATACTTTGAATAAAATAATTTTTAAAATATCAAACTCAGGAAAAACTTTTAGCCTAAACCAATATGTATACAGAATAATTTTAGAGCGTCCTGACGGAGTCAAGGTGAAAAAAACACCAAAGGTAGATAACGAAAGATTGATTTACAATTTAGGAACAACAGAAATCGAAAAAGCTGGAACCGTAGTTGCCTATATGGAAATTTACGATGGTCCAGAGAGAATCACAACAAAAAGTTTTAACTTTAAAGTAGTAAAATCTATGAATAATGGCGGTTTGATTGAAAGTGAAACGGAATATCCGGTAATTTCGCAAGTGATAGGTGATGGGTTAGAAACTCAGTTCTATGTTACTCACAACCGTAACACTTTAGATGTTATCGTTAGCATCCGTACGAATCAAGAACCCTACGAAATTGTTTATGCAGATATGACAATTATAGATCCTAATACTGTTTTAGTAACCTTTGCCCAGGCACCGGCTACAAACCAGTATAAAATTATAATTATCGGGTAGGTGGTAGAAAATGAAGATTTTTGGGAGAGAACTTACATTTAATGGGTATGATGTAATACACAAAGGCAATCTAAAAAATTGGAATCCCATTTTAAGCAATTTAGATGAAAATGGGATTCCAACATTGACTACATATAGAAGAGGCGACGGAACAATATTTATGCAGATAAAGTTTACGGATAAAGTAGACGGTCGATACCGAAAATGTATAGTGACTTATTATAAGCAAAATGGTTTTGTTGAAAAGGAATACATATCAGATATACCCTAGGCTTAATTGGGGGAGCAAGAATAAATAATCTATTTGGTTTTAAGGATTACTCAGAAATGAGTAGTCCTTTTTGATTACACAATAAAACATATGGAGGTAAGAAGGAATGAAAAAAATAATTTTAAGCATGGTTATATTATTTACTATTTGTTCAGGTCTGCCGATTAGTGCAGAAGTTGATCGTGACTACATATATGATGTATTACAGCAGGATTACGGTGTACTGGTAACAAATACGGGTTACGCCGAAATTAATTACAAAATCAACAGAATAGGGGATATAAACGAAGTACAGTTATATCTTGATTACGAGCTATTCAACGATATCCAATTCGGATATTATACGCTAAAAGAAAAACAGGTAGCTACAGATCAGGTAAAACAATTCGCTCATGAAATCTACAAAGAAGTTACAAAATTATATCCTGAGGAAAAGTGGCAAGGTTGCTATGTAGCTTCATTTACAAATATTTTTAATCAGGATGTTACGCTGGAATTTTTTAACTGGTCAAATTTTAATGATAACGAGATATTGAAAGGAATACAGTGGCTTCCCCAGAGGGATGCCGATTGGGAATTGGGAAAATGGCCAGAACTTGAAAAATAGAAATGATTATACAGACAGAAGAGGACTGTAAAAGGTTCTCTTTTTTTGATTACCGAAAATAAGAGAGAAGGGATAGAATGGAGCCTTGCATGCAAATAAAGGCGATAACAGAAGTGACCCAAAGAGCGATTAGCAACACGCACCGGATTGATGGACACGATAAAAAAATAGAAGAAATTGAAAAAACTCAGACTCAGATTCTCGTGGATTTAAATGGCAATATGAAGTTGCTCACGCATGAAATGTCTGGTGTGAAAAAAGATGTCCAGGAGCTTAAGGACAGACCTGTAAAGCGGTATGAGACGGTAATAACGGTGATAATAACAGCTATTACAAGTGGACTTGTAGGTTACTTGTTATCAAGGCTAATTTAGGAGGGATTGTAAGATGAGCTTAACAAATTTGGGTTTGGTAGAACACTGTAAAAAAGCTTTAAACGAAAAATGGGGGTATGTATACGGGACTTTTGGGACAGTATTAACAGAACCCATGCTACAGTCAAAATTAAAACAGTATCCTGATAATGTAAGGCAATATGAATCTTTTATTAGGTCAAATTGGCTCGGTAAACGGTCAGCAGACTGCGTGGGTTTAATAAAGTCTTATCTGTGGTGGACTCCTACCGGGCCGGTATACAACAGTAAAACCGACAAATCGGCAAATGGCATGTATGAAGCCGCAAAAGAAAAAGGGATGATAAACACTATACCTGAGACACCTGGCATGTGTGTGAGAAAAGATCAGCACATAGGTGTTTATATCGGGAATGGTCTGGTCATTGAAAGCAAAGGAACTAAATACGGAGTGGTACAGACACCTCTTACCGGTGTCGGAGCTACCGCCTGGACACATTGGATTAAATGTCCTTACATAGAGTATGAAGTAGTAGACGAATTGAAAGAAGCCTTAGAATATATCTGCCCCAAGGCGGGGATTGACTTTAATCACTGGTACCTAAAAGCTAAAGAGATTAAATATCTCGACATAGTTTTTAAAAATATTTATAAAGCGTGGAGGTAG